TCGAAGAGCCTCTGGCCAAGGTCGGCTCTGCGACTCGTTCGCAGCTGTACGGCGAGATCGGTTTGGAGTACGGCAACGAGAAGGCTCACGCCCAGCTGCGTGGCCTCCCGGTCTTCATCTAGACCGCTCTGAGCGGGCGACTGGTCATCTGGTCGCCCGCTTCCCGCCCCACAGATCCAAGGAGTACATCTTGTCCAACACGTTCAAGTCTGTCGGTAAGCCGACGACTCTCATTACCGTCGACGAGAGCTGGGAACAGCTCCCCCACCCGGGCGACTGGGAACTCGTCGTCAAGCAGACCGCCGCTGAGAAGAAGGCCGAGAAAGCTGCCCTCGAAGCGGAGAAGGCCGCTGTTGACGCGGAAGCGAAGCGCATCGCCGAACTTCCCATCCACGTTGGTGAAACGGTCAAGCTCAACGAGACGGCACTCGCTGCTGCGATCGATGTCCCTGACGCAACACCTGAGGCACTCGACAAGGCCACCGCCTGGCGCGGTCTTGTTGTTGAGGTTCGCCACGACGAGGAAACGGACACTGATGTGGCTGTTTTTGACGACGGAACACACCTCAGCATCATCGACACGCTCGAGGTTGTACCCGCCGAGTAACCCTCGTGGGGTCGCGGCAGTTCCTCCCTGTCGCGGCCTCGCACCCTCACCCACTCTCTCTGATCGGAGCATCATGGCTCGCATCACCCACCCCCGCCCTCAGCTGGGCCGTCAGCGCTTCCTCGGCATCGAGTTCATCGACGGGTTCGCTGAGGTCGAAGAGTTGCACGCTGAGCGCAAGCAGGCACTCCTGCAGCACGGCTTCACGATCAAGACGCTCATGCCGAACGGGATCACGTCCATGGATTTCGCTGTACCTGCCGACGTCGACCGAGACCCTGAGCTCGTCGATCTGACGGAGCTGAAGCTGCCGGAGCTGCGCAATATCGCGGGCGTTGAGGGCATCGATTTCCCACCGAAGGCTACGCGCGCCCAACTGATCGACCTGATCAGTCGCCAGCCCGCCGAGCCAGCCGTGGGCTTCGCAGTCGTCGAGATGCCTGACGGCACGATCATCGGTGACGGTGAGTCCCTCGCGACTCTCCCCTCTACGTCCTTCAACTGACCATGACCGACACCTCAGCTCACTCTGACGGCGGTTTCATCAAGGGAGAACCCGGCGACTTGTCATGGGGTGGGCCGCTATCCGGCTGTGGCTACTTCATTCCCGCAGCGACCCCAACTATCTATGCCCGGAACATTGCGATCTTGGCAGCGGCTGGCGTGAAACTTGCCGCCCGCGATTCCGCTGCGCTCATTCGTGCTCGCATCGACAACGACGAGGAATAGACCATGGCTCAACGTGTATACGCCACCGCGATCGACTACGCCGCACTGGCCGAGGAGCCTGCCGACGTTGAACTGCCCGTCCTGAACAAACGACTCCGCGCGGCATCCTCCGAGGTCGATGGCCTCACCCGCCTCTCTCGGTACGACGTCGACGAGGACAACTTCCCCACCGATGCCACAATCTCCGATGCGTTCAAAGAAGCGACATGCGCGATCGTCGAATTCTGGGAAGAAACCGGCGATGTGCACGGTGCTGATGCTGCACAAGGTGCGGTGAAGATCGGTTCCGTGTCTCTCGGCACCACCAGCAGCACCCAGCAGGGTCTCAGTCCTCGCGAGAAGCTTGTTCAGCGCATCGGTGAGTCTGCTGTGACCATCCTCACGAACGCGGGCCTGATTTCCGCGACCGTCTACCACTCGTAGGGGGCACTCGTGACTCGGCTCAGCAAACGTCACCTTCCGCACCGCATTATCGTCACCCGCCTTGCTGGTGAGGGTGCTGAGGGCGTCGAGTACGCCACCCCGGTACCGGATGTGCCCGCGTATGTGGAGCAGAAGTCGAAGCTCGTGGTCGACCGCCGCTCATCCTCCCCCACGGTAGGGCAGGAAATCACCGCCGCGACATTCGTTGTGCTGCTCACTGCGAATGATGTGCTGCCCGCGTCAAAAGTCACCGTGTGGGCTGGCACTACGCGCGAACGTGAAGCCGAAGTAATCGACTCATCCTTTTTCGACTACCCGAGAACACCGAGCCATGTGGAGATCTGGGCGACATGAATGACATCAGCGCACAAGTCACCGTCACCCTCAACTTCAATGCCGTCACCGCAGAGATCCTTATGGGTGCTGTGCGTGGGCAGAACATGGCTGGCGAACGTGGGCTCGCGCTCTCCTCGCAACAGGTCCCGTTCGACAATGGCGACCTTTCGGAGTCCGGGCAGGTCGTCAACGCTGAGCAAATCGGCGACACGACACAGATCGTCTACGACCGCCCCCAGGCTGCACGCCTCCACGAGCACCCCGAATACAACTTCTCGACCGACAGCAACCCCGGCGCCAAGGGCAAATATCTAGAAGACCCGATGACGCAGAACGTCGAGGAGCTCCGAAAGATCGTTGCTAAGGAGGCTGGCGGTGCCTGATTCCTACCTAGTCCTATTTGAACGTGGCCTTGCACAGCACCTCGACGACATCGAACTTGGCCTGTACAAGCCCAACGCTGTGTATACCCCGGCTGAGGCAACACTTGAACGGCCCGCGATCGTCTCCGGCCCAGACCTGCCCACCACCCTCGACAACGTCATTGCGCTCACCACCCTTGATCCGATCCGTGAAGGCCGGGCGAACTTCACGCACCGCATCCAGATCCTCTCCCGCCTCAAAGGCACAAAGGTGCAGGCCAGCAACCTCGCATGGAAACTTGCGACCGCCCTCGACCACAAACAGGGCATCCCGTCCGGGTTCAACGTGTCGTGGGTGTCGCTGTTCTCGCAGCTGACCTTCACGAAGGACAGTAACGGCCGGTACTCCACCGCGCAGACCTTCTACTTCAAAGGTCGCCGCCCGCTCGCCTGAGCACACACAGACCGCCCCTCTCTGGAGGGGTTCGCCGGCATGCCCGGCATCCCCCATCAATTCAAGGAGCAAATATGTCCGACCAGACGCTTTACAACACGACCGCCCAGACTGAGGGCAGCCTTCAGCTCGCCCACGAGAAGATTCTCCGCGTCAAGCGTGGCGGTGTCTTCGAGAACATCACCGGCGACTGCAACAACATCAACGGGCTTCCCACGGATGTTACTCAGGGTCGCGAGAACTACGGCAACAAGACCACTCAGTCGATGGAGAAGATTGGCGAAAACTGGGTCATCACGACCGACGTTGAAGCCGTCCGCGACGAAACCGGTGCGATTGCACAGCCGTGGCTCATCGCCCTGCTCAACATTGCCAAGTCGAAGGGTGCCGCGAACAAGGTCGACGTTCAACTGTTCGATGGTAAGGACGAGAACCTTCCCGCGATCGAGGGCAACTTCTCCGTGTCCGTCGCACCGCTGAAGACCGGGTTCGCGGAGTCTGGCGGGTACAAGTTCACGTTCACCTCCAACGGTGTCGTGGATTACATCACCTCGCCGATTGCAGGCACCGGTGAGCCGATCACCGAATCAGTGTCGCCGGCATCTGGTGCAGCGGTGGGCGAGATCATCGTCCTCCGCGGTTACAAGTTCACCGGCACCACCGGTATCACCATCGACGGTGCTGCTGTCGTGGAGTTCACCGTGTACGACGACAACACCCTCGCGGTTCTCGTCCCGGCCACCGTTGCTGGTCCAGCTCCGATCATCGTCACGAACGCGACCGGTGCCTCGGCAGCGTTCGCGTACGTCGCAGCGTAGAACCCTCCCCGGCGGTGGCCTAACCGGTCTCCGCCGGGTGACCACCCTTCCCATCACTGCAAGGAGCACACCCACTAATGACCATTACCGCCGCCCAGCAAGGCCGCGACCTTCACATCACGGTGATCGGCATCGATCAGCCGTTCATCATCAAGCCCCTCCCTGGGCGTGCAGGTATGCAGATCACCGACACGTACCTCAACGGGGCAACCGGTGCTGCCACCAGTGAGCAGATGACTGATGCTCTGGCCATAGCCGTCGACGGCGCAATCCTCGACGGTGAACTGTGGGTACCGCTACCGCTCGACGAACGCCATGTCGGGAACCGGATGGGACTCGAGCTGTCGATCCCCGAAACGGAATCTGTTGCGCTCGCCGCCATGTTCTGGCAAACGATCCTTGGTGTGTCTGGTGTCAACGCCTACATCGAAGGCGGTGAAGGCCTTGCTGGAGGGGTAAAAGCACTCTGGGCGCTGGTCGCACGTTTGGGGCTCTCACCCTCGCGGACATCGCCCAGTTCGGCATTGGAAACCCTGA